GCTCATCTTTATGCGTTAACAAACGGAATGTTATATGATTACCGGAATGGGGTAATGTATATTCAAATGTGTTTACTTTACGTGATTCTACTTCTGGGTGGAGTGGGAGACTTTCAATTGTAGTTAAATCAACTGTGTATTCTTCTCCTAAATAATTAAAGGTATAATCTTTTCCATATCCCAAAACACGAGCAGCAACCATAATTGCATTTTTATCTCCAATTAAAAGATCATCATAATTGATTTTAGATACAACTAGAGATTTTAACAATTTATCTAAAACTGTTCCATTTTTAATATAAGACTGATTTGTAAGAATGTCTTCTTCACGAGCAGTCATATATTTCATTTCAATTGTTCCTTTTGCTAGTTCAGAATCTGGTGGGTAAAGTAGACCTTTTGAGGGTAATTCGATTGTTTCTGTAGGGATTTTAAATTCACTCATAAATTTTATTTTGTTATAACTTGGTTATCATATATAAATATATGACAAAATAAAAAGCCTACCTAAACTAGGCAAGCTTTTTTAAAGAAATTATTGTTTAACTATTAGAAGTTCAATACACAGTAATCTGGTTGTACAGTCATCTGAATATTAACTGCAGTACCATCATCATCCCAGTTATATTCACCAAAAGTAGCGTTTGTAATTAGTGCTCCTTTAATTATCCATTCTGAAACGATATCTCCAACAGGTCCTAAAACATTAACTGTAAGATCTTTCTTGTAGAAATCAGAGTAACCATCTCTACCTGTTACTGATTCGTGATGTAAACGAACCCATTCCATTACTGCTTGTGCTCCAGAAGGTGTAATTGGATCAAACAAAGTAAACTGGATAGTACTCCACTTTGTTTTTCCTTTCACAAAACGTTGAACGTTAATGTGGTTAAGAGCAACAGCTGTTTGTTCTAAAGTGATAGCACCCATCTGCTTTATCATATAAGATGGAATTCCATCAATATATAGGATAAAACGGTTTGATTGTTTTGGTTCAAACGCTGTGTAAAATATTTCGTTAGGATCTAGAATTGCCATTTTTTATTTATTATTTTGTTCTATTATACATATTTAATTTTACTTTCTTTTATCCTGGGAATGTTGCTCCTGTTGGTTCTAGGATAAAGTCTAGTGCTACAAATTCAGCTGTTCTTGCTGGTTGGATATAAATTTGGCCTACTAATTGGTTTCTATCAATTACATCAGGCGTATTTAAATTTTCATCCATGATTACTCTAAACGCGTACAATCCTTGTTTTTGTTGGATTGCTTCAAGGTATGGAGTAACTTTAGCAACAAAATTATTACGAGTTGTAATTGTATTTTGTTCAAACACTAAAGTATCTGATAATTGACCAATGTAAGATTTTAATTCAATCATTAATCTTCTAACATTTACTCTATCTAGAGCAGAAGCTCCTTTTTGTAATGTTTTCTGTCCAAATACTACAACACCTGTTTTAGGGAAAGTAGCAATTGGGTTAACATTTGAATCATACAATATATCTCTATCAGAAGTTGATAATTTTTGTTTTGCTCTAATTACATTATATAAACCTCCTCTATTAATACCCGCTGGGGCAAACCAAGGTGCAGATACTTTATCATTGTGAGCATATACTCCTGGGATTAATGTTGAAGCTGGTACCCAAACTTGTTTTCCTGTTCCTGGGTCTTTAATTAATACCCATGGCCAGTATGTAGCAGCATATGAAGTGTTAAATCCAGATGCTTCATTTGTAGCTTCTGCTAATGTTTCATCATACGCCGATACATCTAATATGTATAAATTATCTCCTCTTTGTTGAGTATTAGAAACAATTGAAGAGATTGTTGTTGAATAATCCGAGTTATATAATCCTGGGGTTGTTAGAAGATTAAACTGATATGCTTCTTTATTACTAAGAAGGGAAACCATTGATGTGTAGTTTCCAGAAGTTAATCCTTGTGTATTAGTAGCATTGATAGCGTTGTAAAAATTAGCTCCAGCTTTTACATCACCAGCTGCACTACTAAATGAACCTGATGTATTTAATGGAATAGAGGCAGTATATGCGGCAACTGGGACTCCATTACTGTCAAAATAATTTGGTGTAGGGGTAACATTTTTAACTCTAACATATCTAGAATTATTAGTATATGATCCAGTAGTAATGTTAATTTGAGATACTGTTGAATCATATTCTACTACCTGGTCTCCAATTACTTTAGAGATATAACGAGATGAATTTGGATCTAAACTCAAATTATTCCAAGATTCTAAAATAATTTTATCATTTGATTTATCATCTCCTCTTCTAATTAATACATTAAATGTTCCTGATCCTGTGTTTGAATTGGTAACTTCCCATCTGATGTTATCTTTACTTCCACTTACTAAAACATTATTAGTTCCTTCTGGTCCGGAATTGTTCATAATTACTCCTTCAGAGATTGTTTCTAGAGCAAAAGAAGATGATGTTGCATCTATTCCATTTCTGATAGTAGTTGAAGTAGCAGGTCCGTATGAACCTGTAACTACTCTAGCTACAATTAGAGATGTTCCTCCATTTTGAAAGTAATTATATGCTGAAATCGAAGTAAGGTAAGAATAAGTGTTACTTCCACTTACTAGAACATCTCCAAATTTATTTACATAATCTGAATATGAAGTAACTAGTGTTGGGGTTTCAACAGGGCCTTTTACTGTAGGGCCTATAATTGCAGCACCCGCTTGAATTGGTTGGCCTGTTAGAAATGTGTTATCTATTTCACTTAATGTTACTCCAGGAGATACTGAAAAGTTTGCCATTTTTTATCTATTATTTTGTTTTGTTATAAATATTAATATTTGTTTCAAAAAATAACTTTTATTCAAAAGAAACCCCAGTTGAAGTTACATTAAAGTTCAAGTATATGAATTCAGCTGTTTTTGTCGGTTGTAAATATATAGCTCCTACCAATTGATTATTGTCAATTACTGTTGAAGTATTATTAGTTTCATCCATTACTACTCTAAACGAATATAATCCCCCTCTTTGTTGTACCGAATTTAAATATGGGTTTACTTGTAATAGGAAATTATTTCTTGTTGAAATTGTATTTTGTTCAAATACCAAAGCATCAGCTAC